CACAGATGTTGCAGGAGGAAGAAGCGAAAGCAGTAACGCCGGCGCCGTTGGCGAGTACAATGGCGGCGAATGAGGAGAAGAGGCCTAGCGTGCCTCCCACGTATAACGTGGTTAGTGAGTTGAATGTGATGGATGTGTTGAAACGCTACCACCCAGTGGCGTATTTTAGCGAGGCTAGTGATTTGGCGTTTAGCCTTGCGTCTGTGTTTTATAGGCTAGTTGGGGACCAGTTTCCACCTAGCCTAATTCAATACTACGCAAAGATGTACCGCGGGTTTATTGGAAATCTTCGTTTTAAGGTGATAACCTCGGGCACCCCGTCCAGTTATTACTCCGCGAGTTTTTCCGCTACTCCTGTCGTTCAGAAGCGCGTTCTGTACCGCGCTACCGCCACAACAATGGAACCTGGACCTGTGGCTGTCCAGAAAGGCATATTGGAGGTGCAAACACCCTTCAATACAATGTTCCATTCAATGGTTATGCCTTTTAATTTGTCCGAGACTTTCAACTACCAATCGAATTTTGGCTATGTTGTTTTTTCCGGGCTTAGTGATACTGGGGTGATTTATGCTTGCCTGGCTGATGGAGCTCGCTTCTTCAACTTGTGCAATATTCCACGTTTGCAACTAGTTGCAAACAATTACCCCCATGATGGGAGTCCAGCGGTTGACGTGCCGCAGTATGGTGTTTTGAATCATGATAGTGCTTCCACACAGTATGATTTCTCGCAAGAGATTTTGGATTCGTGGAACATTATCGCTGAATCTGTCAGCCCGACAGTTCCAGCCCAGATCACGACCTTTCAGTTTGAGCTTCAATATGCAAGCGACGAGGTGTTGCGGACAATATTTGGTATTACAATTCAGGAGAACCAACCAAGAAACATTCTGACTGGGGTAACTTCGACTCAGACGGTCGATTTGACGGACATTTGGTCCGTTTACCCCAATGTTGGTCTGATTTTTGGCCCTACTGATGCGTTCCCATCGTTGTCCATGCCATTCTCGTATGCTGATAGCCCAATTTCGTTCACGAACGAGTTTGGGCAATTGGAGATCGCAACTGATTCAGTCGCGGTAGATGATTACACTAATACTTCGGTGCGACAAACGTTGTCGATTCCGATGAATGTCTTCGTTGTAGCTAATGCCACTAGTGGCACAACTGCAACTGTGAGGACAGGCCCTAGCTTGCCACCATTTGGTCCAGTTTCGCTGAATCGAAGACAAGTTAGTATTAATCCTCTTTGGTCATTAACAGAGGGTGATTTCGTTGCTGTGGACGCGGCTGTCCATGCTGAGGTGAAGGCCCCAGAACAGCGTCGAATAGTAGTAGCACAAGGTGATATGGGATTTGTGATGCCTGATCAAAAAGTGCAAGTGAGTGCTGGCTCGTTACCCAACGATGCTCGCATGATCACTATAGGGGAAGAGAGTCCTGACTTGACGAAGTTGACTGAGCGAAAGCAATTTTTG